ACTATTGTCAGTTGCTGCTATAGTCAAAGTTTCATTACTACCATTATTGTTTTCTGTAAATGTCACATTATCTCCAGCGACTAATTTACCATTTAAATAACCAGCAGTAGTATCGTTAGAACTAACCAAAGTTTTAACATCAGTATCAGTAGTTATGGCTGCCCATGAGCTACCATTATAATAATTTAAAGAATTAGCAGAAGTATTATAGTAAAGATCACCTTCATCTAAAGAACTAGATGGAGCTGAACTTGCTACTCTATATCTATCGGCAAAACTATTTACTCCAGCAATATTATCGGCAACTGTACTTAAATCAGATACAATATCACTTGTCGCCAAAGTATTTAAGTCTGATACAATATCAGAGGTTGCCAAAGTATTGAGGTCGGAAACTATATCACTTGTTGCTAGTAAATTAATGTCAGTAACAATATCGCTAGTGGCAAGAGTATTAAGGTCGGAAACAATGTCCGAAGTAGCTAAAAGGTTAATATCAGAAACTATGTCAGAAGTTGCTAAAGTATTTAAATCTGAAACTATATCGCTTGTAGCAAGAGTATTAAGATCGCTTACAATATCACTTGTTGCAAGAGTATTCATATCAGATATTACATCAGAATCTGCAAGGAGAGCCATATCAGCAACAACATCAGCAGTACCTAATAAACCCATATCGGTTACAACAGCACTTGTGCCTAGTAATCCCATAGCAGTAACATTAGCCGAAGTACCTAAATGCCCCATAGCAGTTACATTGGCAGAAGTTGCCAATAAATCCATATCGGTTACGATTGCCGAAGTACCCAGTATTGCTAAATCTGCAACAGCATCAGAAGTACCTAATCTTCCAATCTCAGTAGCTTTTCCAGCAACAGCTCCTATGTCTGCAGCATCTCCAGCTACAGCAGTTACATTTGCGGCTATTCCAGCCACAGTCGTTACATTGGAAGCTATACCACTAACTGTCGTTATATCACTAGCAATTCCAGCTACAGTTGATACATCAGTAATTGATTGACTAAACTCTAAAGCATTACCAGAAGAATTAACGGATAATATTTTATTCGCTACTAATTCAGGGAATGTTAAACCGTAAGCAGTTGATGTACTTGATTTAGCTTGGATAGTATAATTAAAATCTCTTTCATTTTGTTGCATCATAGCAACAATTTTATCTAATTCTGTATTAAGTGTTTCTACTGAAAACTGTCCTGAAGCTGGAAAGTCAGAACTTCTTGCAATAGGTAAATCTCTATAAATTGTATATTTATGACCAGCAGTTGCTCCACCACCTAAAGTAATTGAACCACCACCAGTTTCACCAGCGCCTGAAACTGAATATTGTGTAGCACTAGAAGGACTAGCTGCATAAGTTAAAGTTGTATCAGTAGTACTTACTGTTCTAATAACTTTAATATCAGTAGCATTAAAAAACTCAAACGGAACTGTAAATGCTGTTTGAGAACCACTAGCAGTATATTGTACTCTAGGACTTGTATCTGATATTGTAATACTTGCCATTTATCTTAAACCTTTTTCTACTTGATCGAATAAACTATCCAAATACCATACATTCTGAAAAGGTATTAATCTACGCACATTCCTTGCTGTATAGTGATTATGTGTTCCTGAACCCCAATCCCACATAATATCAGAAATATTAGCTATTTGAGAAGAAGTAGGACCGAATAGACCAAAACCTTGCATAGCATTTTTACTAGTCCAGCTACTATAAGGTTTTCCAGCTCCTAAAGTTGGTCTTAATCCTATTTTATTATCTGTTAATCTTTCTAAAACATTATTTAAATCAGAAAATATTCCTCCAATACCACTTCTATCAAAAGCATTAACAATCTTTTGACCAAATGGTACTTTAGCATAATCTCTATTAAATGCTCTTTGTCGAATAGCATCTATCATAGCTCCAGCAGCTAATAACATTAATACACCACCAAAGAATGAAGCATCTCTTTCTTGCATACCTCTTAATAACATTCGTTGTGTTGCAGCAGCTGCAAATTTTTTAAACTGAACTATTACCCCACCCATTTCAGTATTAAACCATAATGGAACTTCGCCTTTGCTTGGAGTAACAATAGTTATATTAATATCTTTTCCTAAAGCATCATGAAATATATCAGAATAAATACGAGCTTCATCATCCCAAAATTCTGTATTTGCAATTCTTACATGATCCCAGTCAGCTTTATTTGCTCCTTTACCTAATCCATGTTTTTGATATTGCGCCCATATTTGGTTAGCAGAATCTTCATCAATACCAGCATTTAATAATTTAGCTTTATTATTTTTAGATATTTTACCTTTAACTACCCAGTTTTCTATTTCCTCTAAAATACGAGTACCATTAACAGCACTTGCCCAACTTTTCATTAAAGTATTCCACGGGTTCATTAAATTAATATAAGTAAAATACATATTGCCAGTACGACTAACACCTTTTTCTAATTTATTAAAAACACCAAAAGAGTTTTCTAAATCATACATAGACATAGCTCTTGAACCTAAAACCATATCTAATGCTTCGCCTGATAAGTATGCTTGATTTCTTGATAACTTTAAAACTTCTGTTGCATATACATTTGTCATCATATCCCATGATGTTCTAAAACCTCTATTAATTCCTGAAGTCATTAAGATACGAGCAACATCAGGAACTGCTGCTAAAGCTCCAGTAAGCATAGTCATAGAATTAAATAATTTTGCCATACGAACACCTCTACTAAATGCTCTTTGAGGATCATCAGGTAATCCATATGTACCACGCAATAAATCTCTACTAGCTTCTAAATCTGCTATTACTTGTTCTTTTTCTTTTAACAAAGCTACTTTTTTCTTTTTACTTTTAGTAGCTTTAATCATTTCATCATATTCTTCTTCTATTTGTTTTAATCCTCTTGATAGTCCACTTGTATTAGTCCAGCGTGTACCACTTATCATTGGATCGCCAAATACTTTTGTTAATTCAATATCAGGAGCAACGGAATTAAAATATAATCGTTGAAGAACAAATACATCAGTTTCTATAAAACCTTTATTTGCTAATAATAATTCATCCTCTTTTGATAATCGTAATTCTCTAGCTCTAAAGTGTCTTGAAATATTTATATTATTTGATTTATCAAAACGAACATAAGGTTGAGCAGACTTTAAAGATTCTAATATTTTATCTATTGCTTTATCTGTTAATTCAGGATTTTTTGCTCTAATCATAGGAACTACTAATGCTTTAAATTCATCCCAACGAGAATTAAGCTGATCTCTTAACCAAACACGATTAATGTAATTCTTTGCTAAAGAACCGTGTTTTTGCATATAAGCATATTTTTCTTGTAATTCGCTTATATGTTCTTTCATGCCAATTTTTTCTTTTTTTGTTAAAGCATGCTTTTTACCATCTTTCATTATCCATCCTCTTTTAAGAATAGATTTTTGAACATTGATTTGTGTTTCAATATACATAAGAGGAATACCTAATTCATCATATTCTTTACCTAATGAATAAATATATTTTTCAGAAACTTGTGCAGCTTTAACTACTTCTTCAGGAACATCAACTGTATTACCAATTCTTCTAGACCAAATAGCTTTTTTAAATTGATTAAAAGTTAAAAATCCTTCTGATTCTTTTTGCATATACAAACCCATTCTAGTTTTAGGAACATCTTTTCCTACTCTTTGTAAATACTGTTTATATAAATCTTCTATTTCTGTTTCAGCTTTAAAGACTTGAACTTTTCGTCTAGCTATTGTTCTTTCTATTGTTCTATTACTAGCAACATTTTTAAAATTTTTAACTTGATATAATGGATTTTCTAATATTCTAGTTATTGTTTCTTTTGCTAATAAAGAACTACCTCTTAAAGTACGAAGTATAGGAGTCCACGGACCACTTTCTCCTAGCCAACCAAATCCTGTTTTAGCTATTTTTTCCATTTCATTTAATTCTTCTTCACTAAATACTTTTCTTATTTGCGCAGCTCCTACTGTACCTTCCATAAAAGGATGGTCAGTATTCTTAATTGTTTTTTTTACAGATTCAGGAGCAGTAGCTTTTGCAGCATCATCAATAGCATCATCAAGCCAATCATACTTGTCAGCTTTTTTATCAAAATTCATAAATAATTTTTTTGATTGAACACTTCTATTAGCTATACCCGGAAATAAAGCTGGTAAAACAAAACCACCAGCAGTAATAAGTGTTGATTCAGTTAATGTTCTTGCTTTATCTAATTTTCTTTTAATAACTTCTTCACCACCTAATGATAATCCTACTTTACTTCCTCTTGCTAATCTTCCACCAGTAAAGAAAAATTTTCCAAGACGAGAATACATTAAAAGAGCTGTAGGATCAGTTAATCCACCAATTATTCTTCCAGCAATATAACCCGGTGAATTAGTTATCATTTCATCTTCCATCGCCTTTCTTTCTTTTAACCAAAAGGTTTCTTCAGGCGAACTTGAATGAAGAAAATATCCCATATCTTCAACAACATCAGATAATTGAGGATCATTATAAGGATTGTATCCTTCTATATCTTTAAAATTATTTTTTTGACTTTCTGTAGAACTTGCTATTGTCATTGCAAATAAGTTTTCTTTAACAAATCCTGTTCTCAAACTTTTACCAAAATCTTTATAATCACCCCATGTATAATGTTTGCTTGGAGTTAAATCATAAACCGTATGAGGTTTTTGTATAGTAGCTAAATAATCGCCCATTTAATATTATAAACTTCGTTCTACTGGCTTTGTTACTGACCATAAATCAGAAGAAACATCCGTACCAACACTTGCTCCTTCAGTCCATTGACTAATTAAATGTCCATTATGTTCTAATCTACCAGCTATACCACTTAGTCCTTTTGCTTTATATGCTTCAGCATCAATAGTCATTTGACCTAATACAGTATTAGGATCAGCTATTCCCCATTCTCCAATATGTGTTTTATCATTAGTAGCAATATAATTATTTAAATGTTTATAAAATTGAGTTTTATTTCCTATAAAACCATGACCAGCATTATAAGCCATATCTGTTAATGCTAAATATAAATAACTATTTTTGTGATTATTAAAATCTACATTTTTATATGTATCTCTTACTTGTGTTTGAAACTCAGGTAACACATTATCTAAAAATATATCAATAGAATCTTGCATTGTAATTTTTTCTTTCCCACTCATTAAACCATCATAAGTATAACCTTTTGCTTCAAGAGCTTTTACAACATTTTTATTATTCATACTAAATCCATGACCAACAGTTGCATCATACATTTGATATTTTTGATTATATGAATGAGGTAATAAAGAATTAAAGGCTTCTTGTTGAGTAGCAAATTTACCTTGTTTAACTAAATTTGCTGCTTGACCCATTAGTTTTGCATGTTTTCGTGGATTCATCCAATGCTTTTGAGCATCATAAACTTTATTATCATAACCTTCGTTTTTCATAATTAAATCAAAAAAAGCATTTTCACTTCGTACAACTTTACCATCTTTTCCCATAACTATATTTCCTTTCAAAATATCATAATCTTGTATGTCTCCTCTTTGAGCCATACCAGCTTGTAATAAAATTATTGCTTGTTGATTTTCTTGCACATCTTGAGAAAGAAATTCTTGATCATCTTGTAAATTAGTACCAAAAAATTCATCTATATCTTTCCCAACTTCATTTAAAACTTCTCTACCACCAACTAAAATTTCTTCCATTATTCCCCATATAGCTTTATTTAAATCTGTAGGATTAGGATTTTTAGATAAGTGCCATTGTCTTAATTGTTTTTTTCTTTCTTTTTTTGCTTGTTCATAAGTAACACTATTATAACGAGATGTTGGTTTTTCAGGAATCCATCCTATTTCAGAATTAGATGTATTGGGTAAAACACTAAATAATTCATCACCATCTAAATCCATATGAATAGTATAAGAAGGTAATCCTTGAATTGTTTTAAAATATTCTGTTCTAATTCTGCCTTCTTGTATCATTCGATATAAATTATTAGAAGTAATCATATCTTCTGTAAGACCATAGGTATCTCTTTCAGATTCTGTCATTTGATAAAATCTACGCATAACAGTCATAACTAAATCAGAATCTATTTCAGATTCAGTCAATCCTTTACCTTTATATGTTTCCTTTACAGGATATCTTGTCATTGTTAAGTTAGTCATTTTGTTAGCATATATCCTTGATTGCCCATTTCTTTTATTGCTCCTTTAACAGCTAAATTAAAATTATTTTTAATTTTAGATGGTCTTATATCACCTAATGTTGCAAAACTTGCCTCTAAATGATAAGTAACTAATTCTGTAAACATTGGCATCATATCTTCTAAGAAAAAATTTAAATCTTCCCATTCATGAGGAACTAATTCTCTTATTTCTGCAGCATCTTCATCACTAATACCAAGCATATCTCTAATATAAGTTAATCCAAAATTATTCCATGCTACTTTATCTCTAGCTGCAGTTTCTATTATACTTCTTAATTCTGCTTTAATTGCTTGTTCTAATCCTTTTCCTTCAAGAACAGTATCTTCTTTATATTCATTCCATATTGTATCTGATTGCATAGCTCTATTTATTTTATCTAATTTTTCATCTAAAGTAGTAGCATCAGGATTTACATGCGCTTCATATCTTTCTAATAATTTAGGTTTTGTCATAACACTTCCACCAGCAGCACTTTGTAAAAATTGTAAATTTTCATTTAATTGTATTAAAGCGTTCCAAGCTCTAGATTCTTCTGCATTTTTAGGAATATAACCTGAACGAGTATTTAAATAACCAACAGTATTTGCTAATGAAAAAATAACTTCAGGATTTTGATCTATATTAATTTGGTGTGCATTTGTTAATAAAGATTCAAAAGCTGGATGTAAAAAACCTAATTGCTGTGCCATATTACTTAATGCTATTAATTCAGGAGTAGGTTTCCCATTTTCTTCTGCTTTATCACTAACTATAAATCCTACTTTATTAACATCAAAATAAGGACTTCCTGTGCTTCCTTGTAATTGAAAACCTATTATATGATTTGCTAATTGTAATTGAGCATCCTTTTTATCTAATGTAATTCCCATTATTCCTGCATCAATAACAATATTATCTACAGCTTGACCAAAAGATTTGCTTCCACTTTTTAATTTATAAAAAGACTCAGAAAAAGATTTTTTAATAATATGAGCTACTCTCCAAGAATCTTTTATTTGTTGTATTTGAGTTTCAGAAGCTTGTACAAAGTTTTCAGCAATATATTTCTTTATATG